CTGCCGATGAAAGAGGTAGTTTAGAGGTTGATAAGGTTGGAGTTACAGATGACAAAACAAAGAAAGCATTACTTAAATCAGTTTCACCATTAGTAGTAAAGCTATCAGTAAAGCGACTATTATTACTACTAAAGCTAGAAGTATGTAAGAAGTTAATGCTATCTTTATATTCGAAAAGATAATTTATAAGCAACGGACCCTTATTAAGATCCTTTATTAAAAACGCTAAATTAAACTGTTCATTATCGCTATTATAAGTCAATACAGGCTTACCACTTTCAATATATACAGAATCAAAAGTAGATAAATTAAACATACAACTGTTAGCATTATTACCTGTAGTAGGAAATATTTGCTCAGTTTTATCCTTAGTAAAATTATATTTAAATATAGTTGGGTATATTCTTACATTTTTAAATGTAAGCTGCTCTTTTTCAATTCTGCAATAGTAAACATCGCTTCCTACTTTTAATCTGTTACTTACTTTATCGAAGTAGTTAGTATTAATGTTTAATGTACTAGTAAATGTATTCGGTGATACAAATTTATTATCTACATAAGAAGTTTTTTCAGTAACTAAAAACGAACTAGTTTCAATAAACAAAGTATCATATAATATATCGAAATCTACTACTTTATTCGATAGCTCGTGGCAAATAGTATTGTTATATTTGCCAGAAAGATAATCTAAGGTTTGAGTTAATTCCTTAACTGCAGGAGTAACTGAGCTTTCGTTAATATTCTTAATATATATTTTACCAACATGTGAATTTCTATCAAAAGTTGATACATCTGCTGCATTAACAGTTTCGAAATCAGTTACATTAGTTGAATCTACAGTATCATTATATAAAAACTCTTCATCTGCTTGAGTATAGTTGAAAATGATATTATCAGTAAATCTTGAACCATCATAATTTTTAACATTGTTGTTACCAGATAATCTAACATTATAAGTAAAGTTGCCAGAGAGGCCATTGTAAAGAGCTACGCCCGGTTTGTAAACAGTTCCAGGACCAGTATCATCACATAACGCTCTAATTACAGTAGATGCACCATCGTAATAACCGATCCCCGCATCAACAAGTTCAGAGAAATAAAATTGATCAGCGCTATCACCATAAGCACTTAGTCCTGATCTAATAGGATCAGCTAAAGCTTCACTATCTGAAAATCTAAAGTATGCTCCTTCTTTTACATCAGCATCAAAAGTAATAGATTCAGGTCTAGTATAATCAACTTTAAGATAATCTGAAGGTTGAATTAATTCTTGATAAGGAGCGAAAAATCTTCCAAATATATAATACGAAGATAATGGTAAATCAGGTGACTGGTCTCCAGGTGCGTTAAATCCGTTAGTAAAACCAGTTAACCCTGATCTTATAGTTTCAGAAAACGTGGTACTATCAGTTGTATCATAATCAAAGTTATATCCTTCACTATATAAATCATCAAAAAAAGTATAGCCATTTAAAACTAAATTTTTAACATGCTTAGGTATTTCGAATTCTAAGTTACTTCTATAATAGTTATTATCCTTTACAAGTCCAAAGATGTTTCCGAAAACATCTTTCTTACTATCATCAATATACCCTTGATCATACAAGTAAGATAAATCTGTGTTTAAATTTCTTTCTTTATTTATTTCAGAAGAGTATCCTAAAAATGTAGTACTTTCTTTATCAGGGTTAGGTTGATTAATAGCTATACCTTTACTTCTATTATTAATAGAAGAAGAAGTATCAACTATAAAAGTTAGTACAGAATCATTATTAGTATATAAATTAGGATCCGGAAAGATATAAAACTGATTAGGCTTATATTCTGATTTCTTATAAAAATCAATTTTCTTGCCTTGTATAGTAGCTATAGCTGTATTACTTGGTTTAAAGAACCCTAAATCTCTCTCACTTATAACTTGATCAGAAAAAATAGAAGCAGTAGAAGGGTAATCTTGATTTAGAAAATTAGCGTAAGGTTTTTCTGATTTAAATAGAAGTCCTATGTCTGAATTACCATTACTATCAGTAGATAAAAAATAAAAATCTGAACCTATAAATTTTTCTGTCTGTCTCTTTTTAGAGCTTAAAACTTGATCTAACTCTTTTAGGTTAGATAATTCATTATCAACAGAAGAAAAAAGCTCATTAATTAAATCACTTTCAAGGTCTCTAAATAGATTACTTCCTTTATTAATGACACCTGGTTCATACTCTT